ACTGCCCCTCTCTCTCTCTCTCTAGAGAGAGGGCAGGACCGGGGCAGGGCAGGATTTGAGACTGGAGAACTGATCGATGACAACTTGCAGGGAGCTCGGAGCGACGCCGCCGGTGGAGAGGAAAGACGGTCGCCTGTGGATAACCAACCGCTACCCGGCGTGGTGTCGAGTCTGTCGGGATCGACTCGAGCCCGGCGAGGCGATGGTCGGCGGCAAGGACGCCGGAGGGATCAGGTGGATCTGCGGCGCGAGACGCTGGACCCGGAGCTGAGAGCGGAGTGGGATCACGCCGGCCTCGCCAGTGGTCATGCCTGGGCGCGCTGCGATGTCTGCGGCGAGGAGATGATGCTGCCGAGGGACTCGAGTCGCCGGTGCGCTCTCTCGTTCGGCTGCGCCGGCACGATGAGGGTTCCTCCGGATCGCCCGACTCCGCTGCAAGCCCTCCGCTCGGGAGCCATCTCGGTCGCCGACATCCGCCGGTGGCCGCCGGTCCTGTCGCCGACCCTGCGGAAGCTGATCGAGCCGCTCGAGACGGAACCGCCCGAAAAGTGTCCCACTGGTTGACCTCTCCCGCGAACCTTCAACTGGTTCCGCTCGTCGAACATCGACTCTCGGCCGACGATGCCGATCACCGCGCCGACGACAGCCCGGAAGCGGAACGGCTTGAGCGGAGAAGTCTTGCGGATGTCGTTCTCACTGATGCCGAACACGCCTGCCCCGAGGTCGAGGGCATTGACGACGAGGTTGATGATCATCAGCTGAACCTGCTCCGCCGTGAGCCATGCGTAGCGGTCCGACGCCGTCCACCCGATCCTCGCCACATCGTCGTCGAACATGACCACGATGTTCTGCTTCATCTGTCGGAGCACATAGTTCTTGGTCATCCCGAGGCCGACGATCGACGCGGGCATCTGGTGGCGACTGACGCAGTTGTACTGCCGCTCGTCGTAGCCAGGTCCGGAGTGGAACAGGTGGTAGCCGTGCAGCAAACGGTCGGTCCTCTTGGCAAGGACATCGGCACGGTTGCGGGAGTGGACAGTGACGGCGACATCGAAGTCCTCGCAGAACTGAGCGAAGTCGACGTTCATGGAGCCAGCAACTTGACGAGCTCGCTGTACTCGATGACCCGGCCGTAGGAGCTGCCCCGCTGCAAGACCCCGCTCACGTACCTCTGCTGAGTGTCCTCCAACCCGAGACGCTCGAGCAGGTTCAGGTAGTCATACGTCGACCGGCAGATCACAGTCACATACTGGTACTTCTCGAACGGAGCAAGGTCGAGTCCTTCCCGCTTGGACGGACGGACTTTGCGTGAGTCGCCGTCTAGGTCGAGGTCGGCGAAGTCGTCGACCACCAAGGCGTCGAGGTCGAACATGCTCACATGCTCGGCGTCAATCTCGGCGACGAGGTCGGTCAGTTTGTCGATGTCCCAGAACGAGAAGTCGGCGACTCTGTTGTCGGCAATGTTGAACGCACGTTGCTGCTCCTCGGTCAGGTCGTCGGCGACAACACATGGCACAGACGCCATGCCGAGCATCGCCGCCGCCGCATACCGCGTGTGGCCGGCAAGCACGAGGTTCTCCGAGTTGACGACAAGCGGAACACGGAACCCGAACTGACGGATCGAGTCGGCGAGCTTCTCGACCGCACCGCTGTTCTGCCGCGGGTTCTTCGGGTCGAGCTTGAGCTCGTCGAGCGTGAGCATCACAATCTCCATCGCAGCAGACTAGGCGGACTTCGACAGGGCATGCACATGCACAGAACTAACAGAGCTAACAGACAGCAGACAGGCAGACAATCACAGACATGCAAGCAGTGATAGCTGACTATCAGCTCGCATGCGGCTTACGTTCGCCGCAATCACTTCGCGGTCTGACCGGGGAGAGAGAGTCCGGGATGGAGTCCCGGAGCCAGAGCCACTCCAAAAATCACAGCATGCAAACAACTCGCAAGACAACTCGCTCGCAAACAACATGCAATACAGTGAGCGCCGTGCCCCGCCCCGAGTCGCCGTACAACAATACATACCGCATCGCTCGTCGTACTCTGCTCGCTGCTCGCTTGCCATGCGAACTCCGCATCACATGCAACGGTGTGATCGCAGACAGTGCAGACCATGACCCACCGCTCGCTCTCCACGATCACATTGCAGGCAGTGGCTGTTGCAGACTGCGGCCTGCTTGCGTGAAGTGTCAGCAAGCACAAGGCCGACGAGTCATCAGGCAGAAGCAGATACTCCGCCGTCTCGCGCCTCGCGCTGTCCCCACTCCGTCTCGGGACTGGTGACCATGGCGAGTCTCGCTTCACTCTCAGACTTCACACTCGATACGCCGGCATGGGAACGCCAACCTCGTGAGCCGACGAAGATGCACGCTGCGTTCCGCATCTACAGGGATCTCCCTCCCGCGCAACGCCTCATCGCCACAGTGGCTGAGCAAGTCCACATGAGTCCGAGACGCTGCGCCGAGTGGGCTAACGAATGGAGGTGGCGTGAGCGGTGTGATGAGTGGGACGACGCCTGTCACAGGATCGAGGATCAAGAGCGGCTCGAGGCAATCAGGTCCATGCACTCACTTCATCGCCGTGCAGGGCGTGCTGCGATGAGCGCCGCCCTGCGAGCCCTGTCCAACATCGACGTGGAGCGGATCCCGGTCGGTCAGGTGGCTCGACTGATGGAGCTCGGCGCTCGGCTCGAGAGGTCCACATTGCTGACCTCTGTGGAGGAGCTGCAAGGCATCGAGGATGAGGACGAGGAAACAGACGACCCATGGGAGCGGATCGCTCGTGAGCTCGATCCACGCAACGCCGCCCTCACTGAATAGCAAACCGAGATGGGGGACGCCGCGCCGGCTTGAACACCCGACTCGTGGCCCTCTCGATCGCCAGGTCGCGAAGCTGTTGGGATGGGACTTCTTCCCGTGGCAGACATCGGCGTCCGATGTGGCTGGTGAGTTTCACTCGGCGACGAAGATCCCCGTCTACAGAACGGTCGGGATCGGTGTCTCTCGACAGAACGGCAAGACGACGCTGGTGTGCTCGAGGATCGCCCGCCAACTGATCGCGCCCCGACAGACGGTCGCCTACACCGCGCAGGACCGAGGTCTGGCTCGCACGAAATGGGACGAGCATGTCGAGCTCCTCATGTCGACGCCCTTCGCACAGCGAGTCGCCCGAGTCGACAGAACGAACCACCGAGAGATGCTCGTGATGGACAACGGCAGTCGCTACATGCCGGTGACACCGAACGTCAAGAAGGCAGGCCGTTCCCTGTCGATCGATCTGGCGATCGTTGACGAAGCGCATGCCCACGAGAACATGGGCGTCGTCTCCGCCATTCAGCCCGCCATGGCAGCTCGCCCTCACGCACAGATCTGGTTGCTCTCCAACGCCGGCACGATGAACTCTGGTCTGTGGAGGCACTACACCGACATCGGCAGGATGGAGTGCAACAACCCCGCGTCGACGATGTGCTGGATCGAATACGCCGCCGATCCCGAAGCAGACGTGTTCGACAGGCAGGCTTGGGCAGACGGCAACCCTTCGCTCGGTCATCCCGGAGGTGTGCTCGAGAACGCGCTCTCGGACGGTGCCCTGACAATGGACCGCGCCACGTTCCTCCGTGAGCACTTGAATGTGTGGGCCGACTCCGATGCGACCACCGGGATCGACGCTGTCACTTGGGCCTCGTGTCGCCGTGACGATGTCATGCCTTCGACGCAGATCGCGATCGGGCTCGACTTCACGCCTGAGCGTGATCGTGGAGCACTCGTGATCTGTGGTGAGGTCGAGGTCGACGGAGAGCTACTGACGGCAATCGAGATTCTCGAAGCAGGCTCGGATCTGGAGCGGATCATCCAACGAGCCGCCGAGGTCGCGAACACTTGGAACGCTCTCATCACGCTCGATCGTGGATCCCCTGCGGCATCGGCAGTGCCCGCACTCGAACGCCTGACGATGGAGCCCCTGACAGGCAAGCACAAGGTTCGGCTGGTCCCGATGACGGATCTGGTCCGGGCATGCGGTGACTTCCATGACGCCGCCGTGCATGCGCGAATCTCTCATCGAGGGGACTACCGATTGACCGACGCTGTCGTCGGTGCGACGAAGCGCCGCGTCGGAGAGTCGTGGGCATGGAAGCGCCGCGGCTCGGCAGACATCAGCCCCCTGGTTGCAGCGACCTTGGCTCGATGGGGAGTGGTCGCCGCACCCGAGGAGCTCGTGCCCGCGGTGTACTGATGACTCACATTCAGGTAACCACTTTTCGCTGACTGACAGTCGTCTATCATCCGGCCAGCTAAACGAGCTAACCTTCCTGTCCCGATGAGGGAAGTCACTCAAACGGGCTTGGTCATCACAGACCGCAGACACTACCGAAGTGACGATCCCCGTTCCTGGCCTCCGAACGAAGGTGGCGCAGGAGTCAACACTCCGCCGTCGACAGTCGGGCCGACATCGTCGGAAGGCTACGGGAACACCCACGTCATGTACCCGGATCCGAACCAGGTCGCGACGCCTGTCTCGCCGATCATCGGACCGATGGTGCAGGCATGGTCGGGCTGGCCGGTCGAGTGGTCGACACCGAACTGGGGAGACGCAGCCGGCGGCCTCGCCGGGATCATCAACCGAGTGAGCGTCGTGTTCGGAGCGATCGATCTGAACGCATCGATCCTGTCGACGATGCCGCCCTACCGACTCGGCGGCCGGGAGATAATCGATCCGCTGCCGTGGATGAGCAACCCGCAGCCCGAGGTCTACACAGGCTGGACCGAGTTCTTCAAGCAACTGGTCATCTCGTACTTCAACGGTGAAGTGTTCCTCTGGGCGACACGCCGCTACAACGACAACCCCTACGGACCCGGCACAGTCCGCAACTTCGTCATGCTCAACCCTGCGTGGGTCGAGGTCGAGATGCACGGGCAGATCCGCACGTACTCGATGGGTGGTCACGACATCACCGACGATGTGCTCCACATCCGCTACTCGAGCTGGCCCGGTGACCCGCACGGCCATGGTCCGATGGAGGCGTTGGCTTCCAACCTGTTCGGTGCGGCCGCCATGGAGCGGTATCAGGCAGGGCTGGCGATGCGAGGCGGGATCCCATGGGGGATCCTGACAGCGCCCGGCAACTTGAACGCCACACAGGCAGGCCAGCTCCGAGACAACTTCGTCGCCG